AACTACAGAAGATGACTAAAAAGAAAAAGCCCCTCACGGGGCTTTTCTCTTAGTATGCGGTTCTGGTTACTTCACTACTGTAGCTACTGTAATCATAGTCACTTCGGGGTGTACCTGTTGGGTTTGGCAGTCGTATACAAACTGTTCTTCTAACTGCCCGTCGATGTAGTGAGTGAAGACGTATTCTCTGACGTCAGCGTCGAGACCAGTTAAGATCAAGCTCTCTGACTGCACCATCCCATCGTATAGGTTTTGGATCAACCCTACGTTAGAGACTACCGTTACGCTCCATTCGTGGGTAGCTGTAGTCAAAGTGTAGTCTGCGGGTTGCAAGAATACGGTTTGTGCGCTGAGTGCAGTCGTGGCTGCTAAGAGTAGGGTGGTGATGATATGCTTCATAGTGCTTAGTTTTGTTCGCTGATCTCAGTCTACGGAAAACTTCTCGTACTTCCAAATTTCTGGGCTGCTAATTTCTGTTAAAGGACAAATCTATGAAGCTTGGAATATCGAACTCCCTCGGCAATTACATCCCGTCTTCTGTGGCTGTTAGAATGGCTTCAGGCCCCCCACCCAGTAGCCCTTCTATAACGTATATAGCCGCGAACACGTTCTCTATAGAAGAAAACAACGATACGAGCTCGGTTATATCTGTAGTCTCTAGCCAAGTTGACGAAGCTGGGGCCACAAAGACTGATGCAGTAAAGTTGGTTGTAGGCAAGAACCTTGGATTCCTAGATGACTTGAGAGTAATTACTTCATCTGGTATATCAGCCTTGACAGACGGGTCTACTGTAAACTTAACATTCTCTTTCTTTCTACCTACTGCGAATGGTGGGGACTCCACTGCTAGTTTCCATGCGGCTATAGTTGGGCAAACTTCGGCAGCAAACAACAGAGTTACTGCTACAAACGCGAACTTAGGTGAATGGAATACAGCTACAGGAACTATTACAGTAGGTAGCAACAACGACGTTCTTAAAATATTCGTTGACGACGCAGGTGGAGGAGCGATGCGACTCAACGACATCATCTACTTCGCGGAAATTAGAGTCTACTAAACTTTTTAATATGGGGAGTAAAGGTTATTTTAACCCTAGACTGAAGCTTAAGGATATTAATAAGAAGCAAAATGAAATTGTCAAAAAATTTGAGCCTAAAAGAGGTGGTAAGAAGTACGACGGCCAAGCGCCTAGGAATAAAAAACGAGCCTGACACCCCTCAGCTCACAAACCTAAAACTGATAGCGGAGAATGTCTTTCAACCGATTAGGGATAATTTCAAAGTGCCTATCTACGTATCCTCAGGGTATAGGTCTCCAAAACTCAACAGCGCTATCGGGGGTAGCGTTACTTCTCAGCATACTCAAGGTCGCGCTTTGGATCTGGATGCTGACGTGTTTGGTGGGGTCTCCAATGCGGAGATATTTTTCTATATCAAGGAGTGCTTGGACTTCGATCAGCTCATATGGGAGTTCGGAGACGTACACAACCCAGACTGGATCCATGTGTCATACAATTCCCCAGAGAGCAACAAGAAGCGAGTCTTGAAAGCGTACAAAGACAGCGAATACCCTGGGACCACTTATAAGGTCTGGTAAAACCTCTGTATCATAAGCCTAGCCTTCTGGGTCAGTGCATACCTAACCCTGTAGTTGTACTTGGTTTCATCCCTGAATATGTGGTCTTCTAGATTCTTAGACGGGGTGAGGCGCTCAAAGTGCTTGTACAGAAGGTCTTGCTGACCTAGGGGGTATATGACTCGGTTTGCCATATTGGTCCTATTCATACCATACTCTGACGCAGCGTAGTCTATGGTAAAGAACTCCATGTCGTAAGCCCAAAGCATAAACTCCATGTGGCTCCAGAGTACGTCATTGTGATCGCAGAACTCCTTTCGAACAGAATGGAGGTGCTTTAAGTAGTTGTTGTTTACGTATTTGTCTTTCTGCATAGAGAACTCCCTGAAGAGCTTCTTTTTGCTGACTTTAGACTTCGGCATAAATATGTATCTTTATCATATGACTTCAAAGGATAAGCAGTTCATCGCAGAAGTGTATGACCTGGTCAATAAAATAGAAGCTTTAATCACGTCCTACGAGTATCAGGATAGGGTTATGTCCTCGATGGTAATCGGCGTACTGGATGTAGACCTCGACTCAGAGCCCGTAGAAGGTGAAGAGGTTCAGCTTAAGAGCGTCTTTAGCCACAACCTCCAAAGTTCTGAAGAGCTTGACATCATGAAAGAGATCATGACCAAGCAATTTGAGTATGAGGACGAAGACCTGAACGATATCCTCGGTGACCTCGGAATATCCTTGAATTAATGGAGGGGTTGATCAGGAAGATCGTTATTGGTCCCGACCCAAAGAATGGGATGGCCTACTTCATAGGTATGCGGGCGGGGAGCAACAAGGTCTCTGCTATCGTGCAGGATGAGGCATATCTTCACAGGTTTGGCAAATGCCGTTACCTAGTGTACATAGAGGGAGAAGAGGGCATTGTCCTTTGGAAGGCTGTCGATGATATGCCATGCTTACTTGAGTTTGATTTAAACTTCTAAGATAATGAAACCTTTAGACTTGTTTGTGGTCCAGATTGAAAGCAGGACCCAAGACACGATTAAAACCGCGTCTGGATTAGAGCTGTACGTAGACACAAAATTCGATGAATTCAACCACAGAACCACAGAAGCAGAAGTCGTCGCGGTCCCGTGCAAATACGAGACGGGGGTCACGGTTGGGGACACGCTATACTTTCACCATCTGGTGGTGCTTAACGATGGTCAACCGCTTACTGGTGAAGATCAGAACTATATTGTTAAGTATTCCCCCGATGCTGCGATCAATAATCAAGCTATCGCGTTTAAGAGTAAAGAGACAGGTGAGGTTAAGCCTCTCTGCGGCTGGACGCTACTTGAGTCTTGCGAGGAAGATACTCCTGGACCTGATACAGAGCTAGAGCTGGTGACATTTAAAAAAGACCCTGTCTTGAAAGGAGTAGTCTCTTTCGACACAAAGCACCTTAAGGAGCTAGGGGTAGAGAAAGGTGATACCGTAGGGTTCGCCAAGAATATGGACTACAGAATTGTAATTGATGAGAAAGAATACTACAGGGTCCCAGCGGACAGGATCTTCTACAAAGAAATTTAAGACTGTAGACGCCGCGATGAGGCTTATGGACGCTATGGCGATAGCTATAGACAACATGATTGAGGAAGTCAAGAAACCTGTGGACCCAGAGATAAACGGGAGCGCAAGGAAGGCAGAGCTACAATCTGTCAAGCAAACCGCTGTAGACTGCAAAGACCTAATTAGAGAAAGACAGTCTCTAGAGCATATGGTAAAGGAACTCAATGAAAATGGAGAGATCGAAGAAGACAAAGACTACTCAGGCGGATTCGCTGAGAAGTTCAGCAAGTGACCATACTCTCTATTTAAGAGACTTTGACTGGACGAGAACAAAAACAAACAATCATATTTATTTTAACGATGAGTGGAATGGTGAATACGAAAGCTAGTACCCTCGACGAACTGCACATGGCTGTATTGGCTTGGGCTGACGAGAGAGGACTTATAGAAGAGCGAAATGCTCCAAAGCAGATGCTAAAGGTTATAGAAGAGCTCGGAGAGCTTTCTGGCGCTATGGCTAAGCAGAGAGAAGACGAAGTGGTAGACGCCATCGGGGACGTCCTTGTTACTGTGCTTATCTTAGCTGCTCAGCTCGGACTTAGTGCTACAGAATGCCTTGGCGTGGCTTACAATGAGATTGCGCAGCGGACTGGCAAGACGGTCGATGGTGTGTTTATCAAAGATGAGGGATTATAAAAAAGAGTACTCTAAGTACGGGGCTTCTAAGTCGGCTAAGAAATATAGGGCTGAGCTAAACCAGTACAACCGCAAGAAAGGAACTTACGGGAATGGTGACGGGATGGACGCTGCCCACGCTGGAGGGAAGATAAAAGGGTTTATCAAGAAGGCACTGAACAGGGCCAACAATAGGCCTAAGAAGAGAAACAGCAAGTAACCTACCAATACAATTAAATTAAAATGGCAAAAACTGATAGCGGATACGAAAGAAAGCATAAGGTCTCTAGGCCTGATGTACACTCTAAGACTAGGACGTCGAACAACAAGTCTTCTAAGCACTACAAGAAGGCTTACAAGGGGCAGGGGAGATGAGATATTTATCGTCGCTTTTCTTGTGTCTACTGGGGTTTACTTCTGTAGCGCAGTGTGACCTTGAGCTCCTATCTGTAGATTTCGCAGCGGGGACGTATACTGTCGCTTTCAACAACACCAACAACTGTGGGGGTACGGGAGGGCCTGATGGGGTCTCCGAGATACAAATCGGGTTTCAGGCTTTAGATCCAGAAAACGATTGTGCGGCTATGAACCAAGGCTGGACATTCCCTTCTGGCATCTCTATACCTGACGACAATAACCACCCTGGGTGGATATATACTTCTACTACTAGCGAGATTGCTGGGAGCTGGACAAACTTATATACCGACGATGTAGACCCCCCGTACTATACTGGGGATACGGTTACGTTCCCAATATACAATGTGTATCAGAACGACTGTGTAGACGGGTTCTGGGCTACATACTTGTCTTGTCAGATGCAAGACGCCTTGCAGTTTTGGATTGATGAGGGGTTGAGTATACAGGCCGTAATCTGGCAGATCAGCTATGGACCCACTGTGTATGCTGACGAAGGCGGTTGGGCAGAGGTAGGACCCAATGGTGATGGCACTAACTGGGGGACTGGGTTGTATGAGGACTTGAATTTTCAAGACAACTGGCTAATATTAGGCCCTTGTGGGGAGGAGATACCTGTAGTGATAACGGACACAATATATATAGAACTGCCTCCAGACACAGTGTACCAGACGCTTACAGTCTACGACACAACCTACATCACCTTACCTCCAGACACCATAGAGTATTACTTTAACGACACCACGTATCTTACTGATACTACGTATATTGACGTATGGTATTACACTACAGACACCATATATCAAATCGACACTCTCATACAGTTTGTGGAGCTACCTCCAGACACTCTGTATCAAGTTGATTACTTGTACGACACCACGTATGTGTACCTAACGGACACTACGTATGTATTCGATACAACGTATGTCTACCAAACGGACACAATTTATGAATACCTAATTCAGGAGATTTGGATAGACTGTTCTACAGGAGATTTATGTGATGAAGACCCCCCAGGGATAGAAGAAGATCAAGTGGTATACGTACCTAACGCCTTCTCTCCTAATAACGACGGGGTTAACGACGCTTTCTTCGCTGTAACTAAAGACCCTGACTTCTGGCTAGAGTGGGAGATGATCGTATTCAGCAGGTGGGGGGACATTGTATTCAGGTCTTTTGATCCAAATCAGAAATGGGATGGGTCGGTTAGAGAGGGGAGTCACTTCTCCCCTAACGGAGTGTACTCTTGGATAATCAACGCTAAGGGGGAGAGGGGTGTTTCGATCAGGCTTAAAGGCAGTGTAGTTTTAATTAATTGAATATGAGTAGATATAGATGCAATTGCGGGGAGACTAAAGAAGTTCAGAATGTAAGTATCAGGGTCATAGACGGGGTTGTACGTCATGATGTTCTTTGCGATTGTGGGGAGTATATGTTCCCGACAGATCGAAAGATTGGGATGCCTTCGTTTAAAAGCAATAGGTATGGACAAGTCCGATGAGGTTATTCGGCTGGACAGCGGAGGCGAAGTTGGAGAGATTATTTCGCTCCATGGTCTTGACATTGCGCTTCCTAAAAAGCCCAAGAAGTCGGAAATCCTCTTCCACAACAAGTCTAAACCAATGCAGATGTGGCAGCGTACCGACGTGCCACCAGAGTTGTCGCGGGTTAGAAGTATGGATGAGTGGTTCGAGAAGCCAGCCGAGTTTAGGAAAGCCTTTTCTTCTTACATCGAGCAAGAGTTTGAGCGCAGGCGTAACGGTGTTTGGTTTTACAATAATGGTGTGCCTACGTACATTACGGGGAGACACTACATGTTCTTACAGTGGAGTAAAATTGATATCGGATATCCTTCGTATCTTGCGTTCCAGCGTGAGATATTTCTTCATATGGCTGCGTGTGAAGTCGATACCCGTTGTATCGGTCAGCTATATACTAAGTGTAGGCGTTCTGGCTATACTAATATCTGTGCCTCTGTACTTGTTGACGAGGCTACGCAAGTTAAAGACAAGCTTTTGGGCATCCAGTCAAAGACTGGTAAAGATGCTCAAGAGAACATATTCATGAAGAAAGTAATTCCGATGTTTCGGAGTTACCCCTTCTTCTTTAAACCCATCCAAGATGGCACTACGAACCCACGCATGGAACTCGCTTTTCGGGAACCATCAAAACGAATCACGAAGAAGAACAAGACGTCGCAGAAGGGTGACGCCCTCAACACCATTGTCAACTGGAAAAACACCACCAACAACGCCTACGACGGAGAAAAGCTACATATGCTCTACCTCGACGAAGCGGGGAAGTGGGAGAAGCCAGTCGACATCAAAGAAGCATGGCGCATTGAGCGAACTTGTCTCATCGTTGGTAAACGAATAGTAGGTAAGGCTATGGTTGGCAGCACTGTCAACCCCATGAACAAGGGAGGGGAAGAATATAAGAACCTCTGGGAAGACTCCGATCCAGGTGAAAGAAACGCCAATGGGAGGACTCGCAGTGGGCTGTATAGGATATTTATCCCTGCTTCGGAAGCGCTAGAAGGTTTTTTCGATCAGTACGGGAACCCTGTGGTAGAAGACTTGGAGAAAGCTATCGTCGGGGTAGACGGGGAGCCAGTAGATCAAGGTAGCGCCCAGTACTTGAAGAACGAGCGGGACTCCCTGAAGCACGACCCCTCGGAGCTTAACGAGATTATAAGGCAGTTCCCGCTGACTGAAGACGAAGCGTTTAGGGACAGCATCGAGGGGAGCATATTCAATATCGGTAAGATATATCAGCAGATAGACTGGAACAACAACCTATACCCCAATCCTGTTGTCAAGGGGAACTTCATCTGGAAAGAGAAGGACAAAGAAGTGATCTTTACTCCTGACCCAAGGGGGAGGTTTAAAATCTCTTGGCAGCCCCCTGCTGAAAATAGGAATAAGTTCTATGAAGACAAAGGCAAGAAGACGCCTGTAAACACGCAGTTTGGGGTCGGGGGTGTTGACTCCTATGACTTAGACGAAACTGTTGACGGGAGGGGCTCTAAAGGGGCTCTACACCTGTACAACAAGTTTAATATGAGCGAGAACTTCCCTAGCAATATGTTTGTGCTGGAATATGCCTCTAGGCCTGACCTAGCCAGCATCTTCTATGAAGACGTCCTTATGGCGGCTTTCTACTATGGGTATCCTTTGCTCGTGGAGAACAACAAGTACGGGATCGTAAGGTACTTTGAATCAAGAGGTTACGACGGGCACTTGATGGATAGGCCAGCTCACTTGCTTTCAGCCAACTCTAAGTCCAACGTAAAGACAAAAGGAATACCTTCTAATTCTCAAGACGTCATCCAAGCTCATGCGCATGCTATAGAGACTTACATCTATGACCATGTAGGGGTGAAGGCTGAGACAGCTGATTTCGGTAACATGTACTTCAATACTACTCTAGAGGATTGGATCGGGTACAAGATTACAAACAGAACCAAGTATGACCTTACGATTAGTTCTGGATTGGCATTGCTTGGGGCTCAGAAGACTAAGCAGTTAAAGAAGAGCGCGGACTTAAGCGACAAGGTGTTTTTCAGAAAAACAAAAGTAAAAGAATGGCATCGTTAACTTCCTTATATTTGCTGTCAGATGTACGGCAAACAGGGGAAAAATAGATCTAGCTTTCCTGATCCGTTAGCGCCACAAAAAGTAAAAGAGAGTAAGGAGTATGGTATGCAGTATGCAAAAGCCATCTCTTCTCAGTGGGGCAACACGGATCAAGACAACTCGCTGACGCGCAAGCGTCGAAAGATATTTGAGCGTAATAGAAAATACGCTAACGGAACTCAAGACACATCTATTTACAAACAGCTCTTAACTAGCCTAGATCCTAGTAATGGTGACGGGAGCTTTTTGAATCTAGATTTTACTCCTGTCCCTATCCTCCCCAAGTTTGTTAGGATTGTAGTAAACAAAATTCTTTCTAGCGAACCCTACCCTAACCTTGAGGCTGTAGATCCTTTGTCTTCTAGCGAAAAGGACTTAGAGAGGAAGAAAGTGGAGATGGCGGTCCAGAACAAGAGGCAGCTGGAAGAGATCAAAAAGAAGACAGGGGTTGACGTAGCTGAGATGGAAACCATCCCAGAAACCCTTGAAGAGGCTGAGATTTTTATAGGGAACAACATCAAGTCTAGCTCTGAGATAGCCGCTCAGATCGCTACGAACATGACATTGAAGTGGAATGACTTCAGTGACGCCACGTATAGAAGGTGTGTAGGGGATATCGCTACTTTGGGTATGGCCGTAACCAAGCGGGAGAACGACCCTAACTACGGTATCAAGGTGAATTACGTAGACCCAGCGGACTTCGTACATAGCTTTACTACAGACCCAAATTTCGGTGACTTGGTTTATGCGGGCAGCCTTAGGCGTGTCCCTATCCAGGAGTTGAAAAGGATTGCTGGGGATCAGTTCACAGAACAGGAATACGAGGAGATTGCAAGGAAGGCTTCCAGTAAGTACGGGAACAACAGCTCCATTATGGGGGAGCGCGGATACAACGCTACACTCAACAAGCAGACGTTTGGCTACGACGAGTATATGGTGGAGATCCTGGACTTCGAGTATATGTCTGTAGACTGCATGTATTTCGAAGAGAAAGACAGCAGGCATGGCAACAAAGGGTTCTACTTCAAGGGGGATAACTACAAAGAGCCTTCTAACTCAGTTTACAATAGGGATGTAGCTAAACTTGAAAACGCTACGGTGTATGGGGGTAGCTACGTGATGGGTTGCGATATGCTGTTCGGGTATGGCCTTAAGACCAATATCCCTAAGAATATGCATGACTTGACTAAGACAAACTTGTCTTACTCTGTCGTAGCAACGAATATGGAGGACATGGTCCCCAAGTCTATGGTTGATAGCTGTATAGGTTTTGCTGACCAACTCCAGCTTACCCACTTGAAGATCCAGCAAGCTATAGCTAAGTCTAAGCCAGACGGCATTATTATCGATATCGAGGGGCTGGAGAATGTACAGCTAGGTAAAGGCGGGGAGCTACAACCTTTGGAGCTTCACGACATCTACGAGCAGACTGGTGTATTCTACTACAGGAGTAAAAACCCAGAAGGAGGATTCCAAAACCCACCCATCAGGGAGATCGGGAATAACATCCGAAACATCAATGAGTTTATCGCTCTGTACAACCACTACCTGAGGATGATCAGGGATGCTACGGGGATCAACGAAGCTATGGACGGGAGTTCTCCAAAGGGTGACGCTCTGGTGGGGGTTAGACAGCAGGCTATAGCGGCTGGAAACAACGCCATTTACGACATTACAAACTCCTCTATGGTTCTGTTCAAGAAGGTTTGTTCAGATATCGTAAAGTGCCTACAGATAGTTCCTGTAGACAGCATCTTGCATAGAGCTTACGCGAACGCTATCGGGGAAGAGAACATTGGGATCCTGTCTACGTTCAACAACTTACCCATGTACAACTTCGGGGTTACGGTTGTGAAAGAGATGGAGGATGTAGAGAAGCAATATTTAGAACAGAATATTCAAGTCTCTCTAGCCCAGAAGGAACTAGACATAGAAGATGCTATCGCTATCAGGCAGTTGAAGGACATCAACCAAGCTGAGAGGTTGCTGGTTGTACGCAGGAAGAAGCGTATCGCTACAAACCAGCAGATGGCTCAGCAAAATATTCAGATGCAATCTCAAGCTCAGGCTCAAGCCGCTCAGGCCGCTAGTCAGTCTAAGATGCAGGAGATGCAAGCTAAAGCTCAGATAGATGCTCAGATGGAGCAGATGAAGTCTCAGCTAGAATCTCAGATGGAAGTGCTCAAGCATGAGCATAGAAAGGAGATCGAGATTATTAAGGCTCAAGCTACACTCGGACTTAAGACTGACGACAAGGAGTTTAAGGAGAAGCTAGAGGTCTTGAAAGAAGACAGAAAAGACGACAGAGTAAAGAAGCAGGCTACGGAACAGAGCAAGCTAATTTCTCAGAGACAGGGGGATAGAGGGGAGCTCCCTGAGGCTACAGAGTCGGAAGAATCCAACCCTCAAGACGTAGTAAACCAAATTATAAAAAATGCCCAATCAGCTTAATCTTGATATCGCAACCAGAGTAGACATCACTTGCAGGAAGGGGGATACTTTCCGTATGGAGATTGATTTTGGGGTGGGTCAAACCCTGACTGGTTGGAAGATGGAAGTCAGGACTCACGACACTGACGACACTACTAGCAACCCAGGTCCGCTTATGACTTTTACTGGTGGCTCCGCTTTCTCTCTCCAAGCAAATTCTGATGGGGTAGCTAACGCGGTCTTGGTGGTGCAGAAGGCTGCTGCGGATATGAACCATCCTTCTGGCAACTACGTCTACGACATACAGCAGTCCGACACTACTGTAAAAACTTACTTATTCGGAATCTTTAAGATCAACGAAGACATTACCCTTACCTGATGGCTATAAGAGTTACTATAACAACCCCTGAGGTTAAGCCTGTAAAAATCTCTGCCGCTACTTCTCAGATTGTAGATCTAAACAATCAAGATATAGTAGGGTTGGGTATCTTCGCTGACGCCACTGCTCGTAACTCTGTCCCTGTAAGTAAACAGACTGAAGGGTACTTAGCGGCCATGAAGGATACGGACAAGCTCCTTATCTACAAAGGCGGGGGATGGACTGACGCTAACAACTGGGGTGCTGTAGCCGCTTCTGGGAGTAGTAACCTATCTGGGGAAGTAACTTCCGATAACGCTGGTGTTACGACTATCGCTTCAAACGTTGTTGATGAAGACAACTTGAAGATATCTAACTCGCCTCAAAACGGTTACCTACTTAGTGCTGAGAGCGGAAATACGGGTGGCTTGACTTGGGTTCCTTCTCCTTCAGGTACAACGAACTTAAGCAATACCACTACTCAAACAGCTGTCACTGTAGTATCTAGTAGCGGAAGCAACACAGACATAGCTTCGGCTTCTACCAGCCAAGCTGGTGTTATGACCAAAGCCAAGTTCGATGAAGTTGTAGCTAATACGGCCAAGGTGAGTGCGGACGGTGCGGTCACCACGCACAGCGATGTTACTAATGCAGGCAGTGGACTCATCATCACGGACGCTGAGCGCACGAAGTTGAATGGCATTCAAGCAGGTGCTCAAGCAGACCAGACGGGAGCTGAGATCAAGGCCGCTTACGAAGCTGAGACGAATGCGTTTACAGACGCTCAGTTTACTAAACTTGCTGGAATCGAAGCTTCTGCTGACGTTACTGATGCTACAAATGTGAATTCAGCTGGGGCTGTAATGAACTCTGACTTAGGCACTAAAGGACAAATCCTTGTTGGTGATGGGGATGGGGATCCTGCGGCGCTCTCTGTAGGGACTAACAACTACGTACTTACGGCGGATTCTGGGGAGACAACAGGAGTAAAGTGGGCTGCTGCCCCTACAGAGCTCTCTGCTGACACCTCCCCTCAGCTTGGGGGTAACCTCGATGTTCAGGCGAGAGAAATAAATACTTCTACCACTAACGGGAACATTATACTAGACCCTAACGGAACTGGGGTTGTTGAAGTTAAAGGTACTGCAAGTACGAATTCAGGTTCTATAAAACTAAACTGTAGCGAGAACAGTCACGGGGTTACTATAGAAAGCCCAGCTCACAGTGATAATGGCACTTACAAGCTTATCCTACCTGTAGGCGCTGGGGGTACAGCTGGTCAAGTCTTAAAAGTAGGTACGTTGAATAGTACTGATCACCAACTAGCCTTTACTACGGATATAGCGGGTAAGTCTGGGGGTGTACAGGGTCAAGATCTAGCTGTCTCAACAAACGCCACTGTTCTAGATACGGCGGGGGAGGCGGAAGGCGTTATAGTGAAATTTGGAGACGATGCCACGACCGCGGGTTCTGTATACACTTTCGCTAGTGGTACTTGGACCGCCGTTTCTGCGGTGGCAAATGGAGAGGCTACTACAGAGGGGCTGCTTGGTGTGGCTTTGGGTACTAACTCTACTACTCACGGGATGCTAATACATGGGGTGGCGATTCTTTCGTTTGACGCAGGATCCGTAGGAGATGTTCTATATATAAATCCCACTGCTGGTCAAGCTGGTAAGCTGACCTTCGCTATACCTACCGCATCCAATACGTTAGTTAGAATTGCAGGTCATATGATTGCAGAGAATTCAGGCGCGTCTAAAATCTTCTTCTCACCTTCTCAAGACTACGTAAAGAATGCCTGATATACTGAACGTGAACGGAGTAACCGCTACCAACCTAAAGGATATAAACGGGGTTGCTAAAGCGAGTATAGCCAACTTCAATGGGGTTACTATGCCTTCTTCTTTTACGGGGGTTCTAGACACCTACTCAGGAGCTAGGAACGCGTACAGCACTCGCCTACTAAAAGGCAGCTATACAGGAAAGTGCATGAGAGTTAGGGAGGTGTCTGGAGATACTCAAGCGGACATCGGGTTCGACAGCAATGGGGTGCTTGATCAGACAGCACTGGCAGCGCACTGCGGAGGGGCTGTTGGAAAACTAGTTAAGTGGTACAACCAGGCAGACGCAGGCGTTGAAGACATTGTATACGCCAGCACAAACCAACCCACAGTATACGATGGGAGCGCAGGGGTTACGGTTAATGGTCAAGCAGCAATAGATGTAAACGGATATTCCGAGAATATTGCAGTAGCCACAGTTAATACTCTTAATATAGGAGTGTTTGTTTTAGCGAGGCCGTCAAACACACCATCTTATCAAACAAGCCTTACAATTGGACAGACTGTACATAACGAAATAGGGATGCACTACAGAAGCTCGGTTGTTTTTTATCCAGGGGCTACAAGTACTGCATCAATAAACGATGACTATAACACGCAGACGCTGAACAGCTTATATGCAGACAATAGCAGCAGTGATGTAAAAGGCTATGTGAACCAGGTGCAGAAACTTAGCGGCACACCGAGCACCTTTACAGCCGTTCCTACCGAATTTCATCTTGCTAACATTAGAGGCATTGCTAGCACAAGATTTGAAGGCGAAATACAGGAAATTCTGGTGTTTAACGCAAGCACAAAAGCTAATCATTCAGATATAGAGGACAACATCAACGCTCACTTTGGAGTCGGAAACTTCGGTCCTCTCACCTCTGG